AGTGCGCGTTTTTTCTCTTGATCTGAGCGAACTTGCGCGATGTAATCTTTGCGGTGGTCACCGAGTAGTTGTTGAGCCACACCCACGGCTCGAGAAGCGTCTTTAACGTAAACAACGGGACCTGAGTAGTTGGGAGCGATTTTAACGGCGGTATGCGCAGGGGAAGTGGTTGCCCCTCCGATAAGTAGTGGGCGACGATCTCCCAAACGCTCCATTTCTGAGGCTACGTGTACCATTTCATCGAGAGATGGCGTAATCAATCCGGATAGGCCGATAATATCGGCCTTGTGTTCGTCTGCCGCTTTTAGAATATCGTTACAAGAAACCATGACGCCTAAATCGATTACCTTAAACCCGTTGCATTGAAGTACAACGCCGACGATGTTCTTACCGATGTCGTGGACATCCCCCTTAACGGTGGCGAGTACAATTGTACCTGCCGAATGCTGTTCGCCGTCCTCTTGGCTCGCTTCGATGAACGGCACTAGGTGCGCGACCGCTTTTTTCATAACCCTGGCGGACTTAACGACCTGAGGTAAAAACATTTTGCCTTCGCCGAACAGGTCACCAACACGGTTCATCCCATCCATGAGCGGACCTTCGATGACGTGGAGCGGTTTTTCGGCCTGTAGGCGAGCTTCTTCGGTATCCTCGACAATGAACTCGTCGATGCCCTTGACGAGGGCGTGCGAAAGACGTTCGTGAACATCGGCGTCGCGCCAGAGGTCTTTGTTGTCGTTAACTGGTCCTTGTGTGACCCCCGCCCACTTCGGCGCAGCGTCGACGAGACGATCCGTTGCATCATCGCGTCGATCAAGCATAACGTCTTCAACAAGCTCTCGTAATTCGCTGTCGAGTTCATCGTAGATTTCGAGCTGCCCTGCGTTCACAATACCCATGTCCATTCCCGCTTTGATTGCGTGGTATAAAAAGACTGAGTGCATCGCCTCACGAACGGGGTTGTTGCCACGGAAGCTAAAAGAGACGTTGGAAAGTCCTCCGGATATTTTCGATCCAGGGCAGTGTTGTTTAATTTGCGTGCAGGCATCAATGAAGTCGATGGCATATCGACGGTGTGATTCAATACCGGTTGCGACCGCGAAGATATTCGGGTCGAAAATGATATCGCTTGGCTCAAAGCCAACGCGTTCGACCAGAATGTGGTATGCCCGAACGCAGATGTCGACTTTTTGCTGGAGTGTTTCAGCTTGGCCGGTTTCGTCGAACGCCATGACAACCACGGCTGCGCCAAAGCGACGAGCGTAGTTGGCTTGTTCGATAAACGGCGCTTCTCCCTCTTTTAGGGAAATCGAGTTGACGACACTTCGACCTTGAAGGCACTTTAGCCCGGCTTCGATAATCGACCATTTACTGGAGTCGATCATAACCGGAACGCGGCTGATGTCAGGCTCGGCCATCGCGAGGTTAAGAAAACGAGTCATGGCGGTTTGCGAGTCGAGCATGCCCTCGTCCATGTTTACGTCGATAATTTGTGCGCCGTTATCGACTTGTTGTCTAGCCACTTGAAGTGCAGCGTCGTAGTCGTCGGCCTCGATGAGTCGTCGGAATATCGCTGACCCAGTCACATTGGTACGCTCGCCAACGTTGATGAATAGAGAACTCTCATCGACATATAATGGCTCAAGACCGCTCAGTTCAAGTCGCCCTGGCGCCGTTGGCGCTTTTCTTGGCTTGAGATGACGCGTTGCTTCAACAATGAGTGCGATGTGTTTCGGTGTCGTTCCGCAGCAACCACCAATAATATTGAGCCAGCCTTGGCTAGCGAATTCTGCAATTAGCTCGGCCATTTCCTCTGGCGTTTGATCGTACTCACCAAATTGGTTAGGTAATCCTGCGTTGGGGTGTGCGGATACCGCACACGTAGCGATCCGATCCAGCGTTTGAATATGCGGGCGTAGCTCCTCTGCGCCCAGCGCACAGTTCAATCCGAAAGAGATGGGACGTGCGTGTTTTAACGACGTCCAGAATGCCTCTACGGTTTGCCCGGAGAGTGTTCGACCAGATGCGTCGGTAATGGTACCGGATATCATGACTTCGATGGGTGTGCCACGTGACTCTGACTCACAGTCAACGGCATAAATAGCAGCTTTTGCGTTAAGTGTATCGAACACGGTTTCGATTAGGATGGTGTCGGCACCACCATCTAATAGTGCGGCAGTTGCAATACGATAGGTGTCGACGAGCTGATCGAAGGTAACCCCGCGAGCGCCAGGATCGTTGACATCGGGACTTAGTGAAGCCGTACGATTTGTTGGTCCGAGGACGCCTGCAACGTAAGCGGGTCTACCAGTATTTTGAGTGTATTCGTCAGCGCATTGGCGTGCGAGTTTAGCGCCTTCGTAATTCAGTTGGGCAACCAGCGACTCCATGCCGTAGTCAGCAAGTGAGGGCGCATTTGAGTTAAACGTATTGGTACATATGATGTCACTACCCGACGCGAGATACTTGTTATGAATCGTCGTGATGATCTCGGGCTGAGTTAAGCTAAGTAGGTCATTGTTGCCTTTTAAGTCGCTGTGCCAGTCGGCATACAACTCGCCGCGGTAATCTTGCTCGCTCAGTTCGTATTGTTGAATCATTGTGCCCATGGCACCGTCGAGATAAGCGATTCGCTCGCTTAATAGCTTACGGAGCGTTTGGCGTTGTGGATGGTGGTCGGTCATGACTACGAGCCTTTTTATTCAGTTGATCGCAGGGGGCGAAGACCCAGTGCGTGACACACCGCGTAGCAAAGCTCAGCACGGTTGAGTGTGTAAAAATGAAAATCGTTAACTCCCTCGGCCTGAAGCGAGAGTACTTGCTCAATCGCAATGTTTGCGGCGATGAGCTGCCGGGTGTCCGGATGGTCGTCTAGCCCTTCGAATGCGCGTTGAAGCCAAGCGGGTATTTTAGTTCCGCAAGCGCCTGCAAAACGAGTGAGCGTTGCAAAGTTGGTGACTGGAAGGATACCCGGAATTATTGGTTTTGAAATTCCCGCGTGGACGCAGCGATCCCGAAACTTAAGAAACGAATCGGTATCGAAGAAAAACTGTGAAATAGCGAAGTCTGCGCCCGCGTCAAACTTAGCTTTTAAGTTGTATAGGTCGAAGTGCGGACTTGGCGCATCGGGGTGTACCTCAGGGTAGGCGGCAACACCAATTTCTACATTGGATATGCGTTTAATACCATGTACTAAGTCGACCGCGTAGTCATAACCATCGGGATGGGGCTGGTATGCATTGCCAGCGCCGCTGGGCGGGTCACCGCGCAGCGCCATAATCTTCTTGACACCCATGTCGACATAATCGAGGACGATTTCATCAATTTCAGATTTAGGTGCATTTACACAGGTGAGGTGTGGCATCACCGGCGTATTGGTACTTTGTTGGAGTTGTTTAATTACCGAATGAGTTCGTTCGCGCGTGGAGCCGTCGGCACCGTAGGTCACTGACATAAACTTAGGTGCGAGCGTTTCGAGGCGGGAAACGCTATGCCACAGTGATTTCTCGATCGCTTCAGTCGATGGTGGGAAGAATTCGAAAGAAACAGAAGGGGCTTTGAGTTCGCTGCTGCGTTCGAATAATCGATCTCTTAAGTGGTAATTACTCGCCATTTTCGTGCCTTAATCAAATAAGTTTTTCTATATCAAAAAATATTGATGTAAGGATTTTCACTCCTTTGTTGTATTTTTGCAACGTCTAAATTCTCGTGGTCGCAACGAGTTGGCTAAATCCTGTGCTGTAGCCCACGTTGTATAAGGGCTACAGTAAAATTTCTCAGCTCATGACGATTTGTTATGACGTGTAGAATGGATCGTAGTCCAGACTGGTCTATTTACCACTCTACGGGTGTGACAGATACACCGGACTCAGTCGTTAACGCGACGAATAACGTGCCGTCTACCATGGCAAGTTGTGGGAATCCACTGGCGCGAGATGCATTGATAGGGATCGTACTTGCAATGTCGGTAAGGATTTCACCATCAAAAGAAAGAATGCGTACCGTTGGTTTATTGTCAACGGTGTCGATGAAGCTAATAAAAGCGTGCTCTTGATAGGTAATGGCATCGACGCGACCAATGGCTTGCGTACTGAGGCTAATCCGTTCGCCATTGTCACTGGCGATGTAAACTTCACGCTTGCGATCCGCACCTGTGTAATTCACGGTATAGGCTCTATCGAGGAAAAACCCTGAAGGTCCATTAACGGGACATCCAGTGATATGCCAATCATCTGCAGAAAACTGTGTCGGCTCGTGTGGCTCTGAACCAAGCATAATCACACTTGTATCCCTAATTTCCTCGGAAGATCGATCTCGGTAGGCAAGCATGCTTCCCGAGGGTGCCGCAAATAATTCGGTTTGGCAGCAATCGCAGACTCGTGTGTCGAGCTCAGTTCGATCGGAAATGGATCCGTCTGAGTTGATTCGAGCGGTACGAAGCGTCATTGCGCCGGGCGTATCTCCGTGGTTGTGATGCCCTCCGGATTGGGTGTTTCTGCCATCAAGCCACGCGATTTGGAACCCTTGTTCAAGGGGGATGATGCTAGCGAAGCCGTGCTCGGAGTTGGTTGTGTCGTTGTGTAGCTTCTCTGCTTCAGTCCACGTGGTTCCCGCATCGAAGCTTTGCATTAACATGATGTCGTAAGCATACCGTCCCTCACTAGAGTGCTGCAAAAACCACGTTACCCAATGGTCGTTGTTAATCGCGAGTTTCGGAAAATCTGCCCAGTTTACGAACCAGTTATCACCACGTGCGATAACTTGTGAAGCTCCACTCGTTACATTATGGATAATTAACTCGGCGTGGGTAGTGTGTTCTCGCTGATAGCTTAGGATAAGTTGGTCGTGGTATTGGGCGAGGGCTGGTGTTGTGGCGCCGTTTATGCGGGTTTGTGCGTTGGTTGTCGCGATATAAAGCGAAAGTGCTATTGCAATGACTGTGGGTACTACTTTCATTCTTGTTATCTCATCAATAAAAAAGCCGAGGAGATCCTCGGCTTTGCGTTTTCTTAGGTCGTCTCAGGAAATTAAAAATTCCACTGAACACTCATACCATAAGTTGCTGGCTCGCCAGGGTATGCTTTCAGCTTACCATCTTGAAGTGGTACGTCGAACACTGTGTGGTGGAACTCGGTGTCGGTTACGTTACGACCCCAGAAGATAATGTCGACGTCGGACTCAACAAACGAGATACCGGCGCGAGCATTAACGACGTTATAAGCCTCTTGGAGCTTGAGCGGATCGTTGTTTTGATCGGTCATTACGTCTGAGCGATAAACATACTCAGCAGCAATGAAGCCTTCGATGCCTGAGCTGATAACAAAGTCTTGGTTAAGACCAACAACTAGATCGTGCTCTGGAGCTCACCAGGAACATATGGTCTGGCTTCTGATACCTGTGATAAAGTGGAAATTGAATCCTCTGAACCCCCACTTAAATAACTCCTGACATTCAATCAATGGGTACTGGTCGTAGGTAATGTTGGGAGTCTTGGGTTTATAAACAAAGGTATAGAAGTATGGTGGTTGTGGATAGAGAACTTCAACTTGTAGAACTTCCATGATGACTAGCATTAAGTCATCGGGATCCATTGTATTGATTTCTTGGATTCTTTCTCGGAGTTCTTTCTCTCTTGATTCAAATTCCCAAGTTGCATCAGGAGTTGTGGGAAGAAAGACCCTATCCTTTGGGTCTGCCATTACTTGATACCCAATTCTTTTTCTGTTATAATTTTAAATTCAATGCAACGATCAGCACAAAACTCTTCTGCTGCTTTCCATTTTGCTTGATTCACTGCAAATGTTTTTGCTTCCGTAATATATGATTGAGTAACTCTTGCTCTCTTCTTAGGGGGAGCAGTTTGCTTCAGTGGTTTGACTTCAACAACATACACTTTGTATTCATGCTGCTCCTTGACTTTAATAATAAAGTCTGGAAAGTAACGATGAACTCTTCCATCTACAGGAGAGACATATGGAATAGAGAATTCTTCACTGCCCCATTGAACAATCTTTTCATTTAGATCACAGTAGCGACAAAACTTTCTCTCCCAACTGCTTCTGCAGATAATATTATTAGGGTTGCCTTTATATTTTCTAGGGTTCTCTGGTTTATATAAACTCTTATAGGTTTGTCCCATAAGTCTCCTACATAATATATAATCTTCTATTATTTATAGATCGGATGACAGTCCCAAAGAAAAGAAGTGTTGCCTTGTTAAAGAGTACTATTTTAAATAGTGCTCAAACATCTCACTTTGAAGTAGAGATAATTCCAAACAAGAACATTCGTAATTGGATTCTTCTTCAAGCATCAAGAGGAAGAGGTAGCGCAAGAATTGCTGGACTACAATACTATGATCGTGATTTAAAACTTTCTTGTCATGAAGCATCTTTGCCTGGCGTATCTTTTGCAACTCATGAACTAAACAATAAGTATCAGAATGCTACTGTCAAGAATGTCTATCGTAAGACATATGATCAGACTGCTTCTTTTAGTTTTTATGTTGATAAAAACTATGACTTAATTTATTTCTTTGAGAACTGGATGTCATACATTATGAATGAGGATCAAGTATCGGATAATAATCCCAGATCTAGTTTCCGAGCAAGGTATCCAAACACATATAAGAGTGGTTCTATTAGTATTAGTAAATTTGAAAAGGATTATGCTGGTGATGTATTGATTTATAATTTTATCGATGCTTACCCTGCAAGTGTTGATTCAATGCAAGTTAATTACCAGGGAAGTCAAATACTTAGTTGTCGAGTTAATTTCAACTACACTCGTTATGTTGTCGGAAAGATTGACATGGAAACAAATCAAGAATCGCGTGACAACCGTGCCGAAGAACAGAGACAAGCAGAATTAAGAGCAAACACTCAAAACAATCAAAACAATACAGGAGCAAATGATCTTTCTGGATTGAATGCTAACATTGCCTAATAAATAATCATACTGAAATATACTATAGGTTATTATGCCATTACCAAAGATTTCTACACCGACTTATCATCTTGAGTTGCCATCTACAGGAAAGGAAATTCAATACAGACCTTTCCTTGTACGAGAAGAGAAACTATTAGTTCTTGCCCTAGAGAGTGAAGATACAAAAGAGATTACAACTGCAATTAAGAACGTAATCAAAGCATGTATTAGGACAAAAGATATTAAGGTAGAAGAACTTCCAACATTTGATATTGAGTTTCTCTTCTTAAACATTCGTGGTAAGTCTGTTGGTGAAGAAATTGAAGTCAATATTCTCTGTCCTGATGATGGAGAATCTTATTCAAAAGTCAATATTGCTATTGATGAGATTGAAGTTCAACGTAATGAAAAGCATACCAACAAGATTCAGTTGGATGATGAACTCACAATGGAGATGAAGTATCCTTCACTGGATCAGTTCATTAAAAATAACTTTGACTTCAATTCTGACAGTGGTTTAGATCAATCTTTTGAACTTGTTGCTGCATGTATTGATAAGATCTATAACGAAGAAGAGGTATGGGATTCTGCAGAGACATCTCAGAAAGAAATGATTGAGTTTCTTGATCAGATGAACTCTTCTCAGTTCAAAAAGATTGAACAATTCTTTGATACAATGCCAAAACTTTCTCATGAAGTTGAGGTTGTCAATCCAAATACTAAAGTTAAGAGCAAGGTACTTCTTGAAGGACTAGCAAGTTTTTTCGCGTAGCCCTTTCTCACATTGACCTGATGAGTTATATCAAACTCAATTTCTCCCTCATACAGTATCATAAATATTCATTAACAGAGATTGAAAATATGATGCCCTGGGAAAGGGATGTTTATGTCATGCTCCTCAAACAACACCTTGAAGAAGAGGAAGAAAAGGCTAAAGCAAGGAACAACTAATGGCAATTGAAAGAAGGGCAGTCAAAAAAAGAAAACTCAAAAGCGGTGCGGATCGTACCGATACGGCTGTCTATGTTCTTTTAAAGTACGGCATCAGTGATAATCCAGATGCAGCATATAAATTAGTTACTGCTAAAGATGAGGTCTTATTCCCCTCAGACCTCTCTTATTATAATGATCAGGTTGATCAAGACCTTGGAATGGGCAAGGCAAGTCCTGAGATTGAAAAGATCCGTAATGCACTTGCAGAATTTTATGGTCTCTATGAACCAGAGCAGGAGACTGAAGAAGAAATACCTGATGGATTAGATGATCTTCTAGGAAATATTCGTGAGGAAGAACTAGAAGAACCACCTGCTGCCAGTTCTTCAGCACTTGCAATCTATGAAGGTGTTGGTGGAGAAGACATTGTTGATGAAGAGATTGACGAAAGAATTTTAAACCTCCTTAAGTTAGACGGAGTTCATGACATTGACTATGCAACTTATATGACTCTCCTTAAAGAGAGAATGGTTGCTGGTAGAATGGCAGACTCTTCTATGCCAACCGAAGAAGTTGAACTACTAACGGATGAATATAAAAGAGTCAAGGGTAAGGTAGGTAGATTTAAACTTAAGAAGAAGAGAATTACTGCTGAAGATATGGGAACCACTGGTCCTGTCACAGTCAGTGATGATCAGTTTTTCTTAGCAAGTTCTGCTGTCATTCCAGGAAAAACTCCTGATAGTGAAACAGAAGATGATACTGAGATTCTAAAGAAACTTGATGACATCTTGAAGAGTCTCAAGATGGAAGAGAAAGAAGAGAAGAAGAAAACTAAAGCAGACAAGAGAGATGCTGAAGCAGAGAAGAGGAAAAAGAGGGAAGCAAAATTAGAAGCAAAGAAGAGAAAGGAATTTAATAATCTAATCAAGACTGTGATTGCTCCAGTCACTAGTCTTCTAGAGAAGATTATGAATTGGATCAAATGGACATTCATTGGATTCATTTTCAATCAGGCACTTTCGTGGTTCCAAGATCCAGCAAATCAAAATAAAGTCAAAGCAATTGGTGCATTCCTGAAAGCATTCTGGCCTGCCATACTTGCTGCTGCTGTTTTATTCCTGACACCTTTCGGTGCATTCATTCGTTCTACCATTAAACTATTGCGTTGGGCAGTTCCCAAGTTGCTTGGTATCATTAAGAGGTATCCTAAACTTGCAGCAGCTACTGCATTGATTGGTGCTGGTGCAATGATCCCACAGTTGTTCCCTGGAACTGTTAATGAGCAGGAGAGAAAGACTGCTGAGGGAGCAGGATCAAATGCAGCAAAGATTGAAGCACTCAAGAAGCAGAAAGAAAATCTCAACCCACTCCAAATTATTCAGGGTGTTGGTAGTGAGATTGATGAGCAGATTAAATTCTTAGAGACCGGGGAGAGTGCATCATATGGTGCTGCACCTGGAGGTAGAGTTCAACCTGGCGGTGGTGGCAATGAAATGCCTACCATTGAAGGTATGTCTGGTGGTGGAGAAGTAGGTAGCAACAGTAGTACTATCATTAATAACTATGGGTTATATAATGGTGGCGGATTAATTCAGAATACTGGTGGGCAGTTTAATAATATCAATACTCTTGGAAGCGAGGGAACATTCAATCCTCTCTTTGGATTTACTGGTGGTGGAATCACTTTACCTAATGTGAATATTCCAAACATGAGCACCAATATTAGTCTCATGTCTGGTGGTGGTATTGCCGGTAATACGATGAATGTCAATTACATCAAGTTCTCTGGTGGCGGTGGTGTTACTGGTAATACGATGAATATCAATGACATCAAGTTCTCTGGTGGCGGTGGTGTTACTGGTAATACAGGTGTTGATATTACCGGTGCCGGACCTGACACTCAGTTAGTTGCATTACAACCAGGTGAAATTGTAATGTCCAAAGGTGCAGTTAATCACTGGGGTGCAAATACTTTACTTGGTATGAACAAAGCAGGTGGTGGAACTAATGTTCCTAAGATGGCAAACAATATTCAGATGGCTGCTGGTGGTGGAATGATTGGCGCACCATTGAGTGGTGGTGGCACTACTTCACTAGATCCAACCAAGACTGCTGCATCAATGCCACATGTATTTGCAGCAGCAAAAGCAGCAAGAGCAGAAGCAAGGGCACAAGGATTACCTCCAGAAGAAGTAGAAAGAAGAGTCATTCAAGCATCT